TATAATGCTATCGATACAAAAAACAAAGAATAAACATTAATTATTGGAGATAATATGATTCTGTGCGATCCAGCAGCCGAGAGGGCTGTGTTAGCTGGTATATGTTCATATGGTGAAACTACATATCTTGATATTGCAGATATTGTACAGGAAACGTCATTCACTGTTGATAGTAATGCTATCATTTATAAGTGTCTAAAAAGTATTTGTGAAAAAGAACATAGACCGACTATAGATATAGCATCTATATATTCTGTAGCCCAAGAACTTGGATTTTCTCATATATTATCTAAAAAAGAAGAAGTTCAGCATCTAAAAGCCATATTAGATTTTCCTGTTAGCACTGAGAATATCAGAAAGTTTGCTGCCAAAATTAGAAAGCTTGAAATAGCAAGACTATTACATAAAGAACTAGAGACGGCAAAAGAAAAACTATTAGATGTTACAGGAAGCGAGCCTATTAGTTCGATTTTGGGCGTAGCTGAGGATACCATATTTGATTTTGCTTCAAAGCTTAGTGATACTGAAAATAATCCTATATCTATAGGACATAATATTAATGAATATGTTCAATTCTTAGAAGAAAACAAAGTTGATCAAGTTGGTATATCTACAGGATTTCCAATATATGATCAAGCAATTGGTGGAGGATTAAGAAAAGGAACAGTCAATGTTATTGCTGCTAGACCCAAAACAGGTAAGACATTATTAGCAGATAATATGGGATTTTATATAGCCAATAAATTAAAATTACCAGTATTGAATATGGATACAGAAATGACCAAAGAAGACCATATTAATAGAATTTTGGCGATGATGACGGAAATAGAGATCAACAGCATAGAGACAGGTAAATTCGGGGAAAGCAATGATCAAAAAACAAAGATCTACGATGCTGTAAAAGAGTTGGAGAAAACCAAACTATACTATAAATGTATTGCTGGAAAACCATTTGATGAACAACTATCAATTATGAGAAGATGGCTTGTTAAAGATGTTGGTCTAAATCCTGATGGAACAGCAAAAGACTGTGTCATTTTTTATGACTATTTAAAACTAATGGATACTCAGGGTATGTCTCAGGATTTAAAAGAATATCAACTTTTAGGTTTCATGATGACATCACTACATAATTTTGCTATTAAATATAAAGTTCCAATATTAAGCTTTATTCAATTAAATAGAGATGGTATTAGTAAAGAAAGCACAGACACAGCGTCTGGATCGGACAGAATTATCTGGCTATGCAGCAACTTTACTATATTCAAAAGAAAATCTGATGAAGAAATAGCTGAGGATGGATCTAAGAGTGGTAACAGAAAATTAGTTCCTCTTATTAGTCGCCACGGAGGAGGATTAGATGATAACGATTACATCAACTGCAACATGAAGGGTTGGTGTGCAAAAATTACAGAAGGTAAAACTAAGCTAGAAATGATAACGATGTGTTGTCCCATACACGGAGGAGACAATCCATCCGCTGTTAATGTATATCCTCATGGAGACTATTATAGAGGCAATTGGAAATGTAGAACACACGGATGCGATAATATTTTCAAGGGGTCTATTATAGGTTTCATTAGAGGTGTTATTTCCAAACAAAAATATAATTGGTCAAAAGAAGGAGACGATACTTGTTCTTTTGATGAAGCTGTTAAATTTGGTTTGGAGTTTATCAACAAAGATATTAAGCAAATTAGTGTTTCTAAAACACAGGCTGAGAAAACATCATTTACTAGAATTGTTCAGAATATAACACAACCCGAATCAGAAGGATCTCTGCCAAAGATTACCAGAACTCAAGTAAGGCAATCGCTAGAAATTCCTGCAGAGTATTATCTGGATAGAAACTATACTAAAGAGATATTGAATAAATATGATGTGGGGCTATGTAATAAGCCAAATAAAGAGATGTATAACCGTGTTGTCGTTCCAATTTATTGTCATGAAGGGAAAAATATCATAGGTTGTACCGGCAGGAGTGTATTTGAAAAATGCTCTAAATGTTCCGGATTTCATGATCCATTAGATGGTTGTCCTGATAAAGATAATCTTTGGAAGTTTTCTAAGTGGAAGCATAATCACGGATTTAAATGTCAAAATCATTTATATAATTTTGCTAATGCAAAAGATTATATACAAAAAACAAAAACTATTATCATAGTAGAAAGTCCAGGAAACGTATGGAGACTGGAACAGAATGATATACATAATAGTGTGGCTATTTTTGGATGTAATTTAAGCGATAGACAAAAATTATTAATTGATTGTTCTGGAGCTATGAATATTATAGTTTTAACAGACAATGATGAGGCTGGCGAAAAAGCATATCAACAAATTACAGATAAGTGTAAAAAAATCTATAGAATCTATAGACCAGTTATATCTAAAAATGATATAGGAGACATGACGTCTGAAGAAATAGATATTCAAATCAAACAATTTATAAAGAATGAGATCAAATGAATCCTAAAATTATAGCATTTGCTGGTCGTAAACAATCGGGGAAAACAACCTGCTCCCAATTTATAGAGAATCTTTTTATACAAAATAATCCTACTGGTTCTGTAAAGATATATAATTTTGCAGATCCTCTTAAGCAAGAAATTTGTATTAATATTTTAGGATTATCTTATGAACAATGCTATGGTGATGATACTCAAAAAAATATGAAAACCGATATTGTTTGGGAAGACCATAATCTTACAGCAAGAGAAGTTATGCAATTTGTTGGTACTGATATTTTTAGAAAAATGAAGAATGATGTCTGGGCAAGTGCTACAATTAATAAAATTAAAAGAGAAAATCCCAATATAGCCATTATTGCAGATTGCAGATTCCCTAATGAAGTTGATGTGGTTCGCAATGCTGGAGGAATAGTGATTAAATTGACTAGAGATCCTTACCATTCTGATCATTCTAGCGAGACTGCCTTGGATACAGACAATTACGATCAATCAAATTTTGATTTGATTATTAGCAATCACTGTTTGTCTATTACAGAGCAAAATAAAACCTTAGATAGTTTTCTCAAAGAAAAAGGAATATTACCATTATAATTACCTATTTTAGAAGTTCATCTTATAATACTCACTCTATGTGTGAGCAACAATATTTCTTTGAATATGTATTAGGATGGAGAGGACCGAGTAATCAAAAAGCAGATAAAGGAACTATAGTCCATAAGGCTCTGGAGATCCTAGCCTGTATCAAACAAGGACAACAGAATTCTAATAAAACTATTGAAGATGATATATTAGGAGAAATATCAACATCAACATATAATTTAGATCATATAATAGAACAAGTCTATAAATATTATACCTCTAAATTTTCTCACCATAAATGGTCAGATAAAGACTACAAGGATTGCTACAATTGGACATATAAAGCTATTCATTATGCTGGTGGTATGTTTGACCCAAGAAACAAAGATATTGTCTGTCCAGAACAACATTTTGATATTGTAATAGATAAGCCATGGGCAGCATATAAATATGATACAAAAGACGGGATTATAGAAGGAAATCTTGCCATCAAAGGCACTATAGATCTAATAACCAGAGTAGATGACAAAACATTAGAAATAGTAGATTGGAAAACAGGTAAAAGATTAGATTGGGCTACAGGACAAGAGAAAACACAAGAAAAACTAGAGAATGATCCACAATTAAGAATATACCACTATGCTGTACAAAAATTATATCCAGATATTGAACATATAATGGTTACTATATTTTTCATTAATGATGGAGGACCATTTAGTATATCATTTGATAAAAAAGATTTACCAGCAACAGAAGAAATGCTAAAAAATAAGTTTGAGATAATAAAGAAAACTAAAAAACCCAGACTAAATAAAACTTGGATGTGTAGTAAATTGTGTCATTTTGGCAAAAGCACATTTGAAAATACTCATGTGTCATCAATCAAAGAGTATAGAGAAAACCAGCTATGTTCTATAGATAATAATATGACCAAGTGTGAGCAAGTTAGACACGATATAGAGCTAAAGGGATTAAATTCCGTAGTTGACGAATACACGGTTCCTGGCTATACTGTAGGTAAGTACAAAGCACCAGGAAGCGTAGAATGAAGAAATATATACCACTGCATGTACATTCTCATTATAGTTTACTTGACGGATTAAGTAAGCCAAAACAAATAGCGGATAGATGTTCAAAAATCGGAGTATCTTCTTGCGCCTTAACTGATCACGGAAACATATCTGGTGCCGTACAGTTTCATTCAGTGATGAAAAAGTCTGGCATTAAGCCAATATTAGGTTGTGAGCTTTATATTTGTGACGATAGTCCAACAATCAAAACAAAAGAAAATTCAGAATTACATCATTTTCTGGTTCTTGCTAAGAATTTACAAGGTTGGAAAAAGTTAATAAAAATCATATCAGAGTCCAATAGGTCTGATCATTTTTATCATAAGCCAAGACTTAATATGTCTTCGTTATCTGAGTTAGTAGACAATAACTTAATAGGATTTTGCGGCCATTTAGGTTCGTATTTGGCAAACCATATTTTTGTCAATAATCAAATTATCCCGGATTGGAAAAATATAGGCACAGCAAAAATAGAACAACTCAAAAATGTTTTTGGTAAAGATAATTTCTTTTTAGAAATCCAGCTAATGGATAAAGAGAATAATCCTGCTCAAAAGATATTGTCTGATTGTATAAACGAATTAGCCAATTTAACCAAAGTTAAAACAATCTGTACTCCGGATGCTCACTATGCAGAAAAAGACGACTCAATAGATCAAAGAATATTATTGTGTAATAATCTTAAAACTACATTTTCAGAAATAAATAAAAAGATAGTATCAGGACAACAAGTTCCTATGTCAACATTTTTTCTATCGGATAATTATCATATATTATCTCCGGAAGAAATAAGAGAAATTCATACTGATCAAGAGATAGATAATACTAATCTAGTAGATAGTATGTGTGAAGACTATGATATTACCCATAAGCCGATGCTTCCTCCTTTTGAATGCGAAAACGGAGAAAACCCAGATGAATATCTCAGACATTTGTGTAGACAAGGATGGAAAGAAAAAATAGCAAACAATATCTCAAAAGATATTGAGCAAGTTTATGTTGATAGAATAAAATATGAGTTATCTATATTGCAAGGTGCTGGTCTTTCTAGTTATTTTTTGATTGTCTCAGATATAGTGAAATATGTGAGAGATAATAACTGGCTACCTGGACCAGGAAGAGGTTCTGCTGCTGGATGTTTAGTATCATATTTAATCGGAATAACCTCTATTGATCCAATAAAATATAATCTAATCTTTGAAAGATTTTATAATTCCGGAAGAAATACTCAAGATAGAATTTCCATGCCAGATATTGATGTCGATGTGCCAATCAATAAGAGAGAGAATGTTATTAACTATATCAAAGATAGATATGGAGATGAAAATGTTTCTCAAATGATAACATTTAATACTCTAAAGGGTAGGGGTGCTCTTAAAGATGTGCTAAGAGTATACGGAGATGTTTCGTTTGATGAAATGAATAATATAACACAATTTATACCTGATGAAGCTAAGATTGCTGACGAATTACAAGAAATGAAAGAAGAATTCGGAGAAGCATCTATTATACAGTGGGCATTAGAAAATAATGTTGACAAATTGAAAAATTGGTGTTATATAGAGAATGGAACTTTAGTTGGTCCTCTAGCTAAGAGGTTTGAACAAGCCATAAGATTAGAGGGGACTAAAGTTAATCAATCGAAACATGCGGCCGGAATTGTTATATCAAATAATAAACTTGGAGACATATGTCCTATGGTATATGACAGCAAAAATAAACAACAAATTGCTGGCATGGAAATGCAAGA